AGTCTAAAAACTAGTATTAAGACTATCACTTATTTAAGTGATATTGGTTGTCTGGAGATTCAGGGGGCCAGTCTACCAACTAAAAACAGTGCTTAAGCAGCTTCAGGGGGCGAAATCCAAAGTGTTAGTTGGTGTGCAAACAAAGGATGGCGGAAACCAGCATTCCATGTCAGCCAATGTTTCTGGATCGACAACTGCAGTAAACAGCTTCATAAAAGCTTGCGAAATTAACTTATAAGTTACTGCTTTTATTTTGCCGTCCTGATGGCTTCTGCTATCGCCTGATTTAAAGCAGACGGTAGCAGTGCGTTCGCCATGGTACGGGCCCTATCCATATACCCCAGCACTGGAGTCACAGGTAGCGCATCACCAAACCGGATCAAAAGCTTTGGAGAACGCTGTTTGCGTTTCGGTCTTCGCGTCCCGTTAGCGGAACGTTTGGCCCGTCGCTTCTTAGCTTTCATCGGCTTCTTACGCTGCCAGACAGCGTTAACGCCATCAACCTCACCTACGAATACATTTTCCTTTGCTTTAAGCTGTGAGAGCTTATTACGCGGCATGTTGCCGTATTTGTTTAGCTTGACGTTCTTGGGGTTCAATAGCGCTTGGCTATTGAGCTTATGCTCTCCACCTAACTCGAATGGTTCCAGATAACCAGCCGCGGTATCGCGGACAAAAACCTTTGCAGTCAGGTTGTTCTTCCTTGCCGCCACCGAACCAACTGATTTAACGGTAAACGGTGTCGGGCTCTCCAGATGTCGTTCGAACGCTGTTTTCTGTGCCGTTTCTATTTGACGAACAACTTTTGTCATAGCTAGTGCTGTAGCATATGGCACCTGCTTTTGTACCTTCTTTAATTGCTGAGAAAGGTCTTTGAGTGTTGCCATAAACGCTCCAGTGTACTGACATAAAAAAACCGCCCGGAGGCGGTGCATTATGCTTATCGTTCTATTCTTGCTCCGAATCCGGGTCATCAAAAACATTAATAGATAAGTAAACACACTCACCTATTTCCCATCCTTTCTTGCTAAGAATATCTTCAGGGGTAGTATCGGGAACATAGAAATAGTACTCATATACCATATCGCCTGAATGCCCTGTATTCTCCTCAAGGTCTTCAGGTGATAGAGGTATGGAATCCAACTCATCGTCAGTGAGTTCTAATTCAGTAGCAAGCGCTGATTGTGACATATGACCTCCTGTGTGAACTAACCTCAAGCTAACCCACGCAACAATTTAATTCAACATCATGTTTTGTAAAGGATTTCTGACGAGTCCGTCAATTTGCATTATCGCAGGCACTCAGTGAATGCTTTCTGTAATGCAGTTAGTCGAGTAGCAATACAGCATGCCTCTCAACCACGGGATTGGATATAACCCAGTGAATGTATTATCGATGAAAAAAGGCCGCCTAAGCGACCTTTTGCTTTTATCTTGACCTGATGATTTTTTCTATAGCTAAATGGACACGTTGATAATCATCAGTCCCAACGGGATATGAAGGGCTTCTTCTTCCGGCCACTTCGCCGTTGTAAACCATCTGAACTTTGATTACCTCAACATTTTCACCATCCCAGATTTCAGTTCCACGAGAAACTTTGTAATGCGTGTTACTTGGGTGTGGTTTAGATGCTGTCACTAACTCTACAGAGTCTTCGATGGGGAAATATGTTTTTGCCATAATGTTACCTTTGGTTTCCTATGGTATTCCTTTGGAATCCTATAGAAAGGATAACGGGTACTTCATGGCTTGTCCACAAATTTTAGAGTGCTCGTCTTTACCTTTTTGGGATTACAGTTCACCTTCCATGCTTTGTTATGCACTAGGATGTCGCGCTTCGTCTGCTTATCCATAACGGCAATATCGTGGTCAGTAAGATAGATGGGCTTTACCCAATCACAGGCGGTATCAACGACTACCGGGGCGGGTCCAGTTGTTGCGCAGCTCACGATCAACATCGTCGCCAAGCATATGGTTAACACTCTGCTGTACATTGCTGGCCTCTTTCGTTGTTTCTACCCGGCGTTCAGCAACAGCTTCAGTAGCTGTTGCACGTTCTTCAGTGCGTTGCTGGTCCGCTTTTGTCTCAGCGATGTTAGTACCGCGCGATTTACCCAGACCAAAAGCACCTGCAATTGCAGCCAGCACAGCAACAGCCAGGCCGATAATCATTTCAAGTCCCATAGCGACCTCATACCAGTGCGGCTTTTGCTTTGGCGTAGCGTGCACGACGGTCGTTAATGCCGTTCTGTCCACCATTGATGATCTGGGTGATGCGAACCAGATCGCCGGAATAGCTCAGGCATCCGCTGGTGGCGTAGAACCATGCAGCTGAACGTGCCGCGTTGATATCCTTTTCCAGCAACTCAGGATTACTGACTAAATCCAGTTTTAATCCCGTTCCGCAGCGGCGGTAATTATCAAGACCGGTAATCTGAATCAGCCCACGGCCACGATATTTCCACCCATCGCCTGATGCTTTGTTACCGAGGCGATTGCTGTACACCAGATTTGCAATGGCTGGCTGATTGGCTACGTGCCCTTTTTCTTTGTCACGCCCAAGCATATATGCCTGATAGTTCGTAATGCGGCGTCCAAATGTGGTCAGCAGAGCGGCTGGGGTGTAGTTGAAGCTCTCCACCAGCGCAGAGAATCCCGCTGATTCATGTCCTGACTGAGCAATAAACATTGCCTGGTCTTCAGGCTTAACAATGCCGAACTCTTTCATTGCCGCGTCAATGTGCGGAAACCAGCGCGTAGCTAACCCGGCGCTTACACCAGCCGCCTGTTGAAATTGTGATTGGTTCATTAATGCCTCAGCGTATCAACGAGACGCGCCACATTCCCACGAGCCCATAACACGGCAGCGCAAATAAGAAGGTTTACGATGACCACCATCCAGTGTGACTCCTGGTAGAGGCCGAACAGATATCGGAATGGAACGCTGGCATAAACCAGCACAACGAAGTACGCCAGCAATGATATAGCGGGGCGATGTCTTGCCCCTTCACGCTGGTAGAACATCAGGACAAGGACGATGACCGCACAAATACCTGCATTCACCATCGCTGACGGATCACTTGTTACCATTGCTGGCCCCTCCTCCACGGAATCGCGAAAGAATACTGAACAGGCTTCCCAAATCCTGACTGTTGAAAAATGTGAGCACTTTGATTGTCATCGCCGCCACTACAACAGCACCAAGTGCGTCTAATGGTCTGTCACTATACCCGGTAGCCTGTGACAGCTTTGAACCCACCAGTCCAGCGGCAAGAACGCCAACAATGAATGACGTCATGAAGTAAGCAATCAATCGTACTCGTGTGATATTTGCCGCTGTCGCTACATAAAATACTGCACCAGCGAATGCGCCAAATACCACGCCATAATCAATACCGGTTGCAAGACCAAATACGCTGGCTCCCATCAGGCCACCAGCCGCGACCGTAGTGCCAGAAACAGGATCGGACATTAAGCCCCCTCTTATTGCTGTGAGTCCTCTCAGGAATGAGGGGAATAAAAAAGGCCACCCGAAGGTGGCCTTATGTGATTCGAGGATATATCGTTTAGCGAATATTCCACATCATCGTGCTGCCATTATGATTTTCAATAATTTTCGCAGCAGGACTCGTACCAAATGAATGCATGTAGCAATGATGTATAGTCAGCACAAGATCCTGCAGAGTTTGGTCGCTCTCCAGCTCCATAATGTTCAAACCAATGCTTTGCGCTTTATCCAGATGAATATGTCTAGCATGCGCATAGGTTGTATGATGATTGTTTAGCTCATCACAAATTCGCTTAGCCTTATCTTGAGCGTTAGCATGACCTGCAAACATACCAGTACACAGCCATTTTTGTACTATTTCATTAGCCCAAACAATAGCCTTTTCACATTCACCAATGAGAGTCGGGTTTAGCTTTTGAAGAGTAAATTGCCACCATTGGATCGCTGCAGCATTTTCAGAAATCTCTTTCTTAGCTCGCTCATACTCTTCTATGATCGCATGAGATGATAAACCACCAAGCTGCGGATCAATTGGCCCCAAATTTGACTGTTTGCCCAATACAATCTGTTCGGCACAGCAAGCCAACATGGTCCCACAACTCATTGAGATCATAGGAACAATTGCCCGGATATTGGTCCCAAATTTTGAACGAAGATAATGACCAATAGATTCCAATGCTGCAATATCTCCCCCTGGGGTATGAAGCAAGATATCCAGCCCTAATGACGTGTCTAAGCCGTTAATGGCTGACATAAGACCATTTTTATCGTCATCTGACATTTGTATTAAATGCTGCAACCCAGGCCCCCCCTTCTGGAGGAAGCCTGAGTAATATGAAATTACGTTTCGGCCTGTATGCTTCGACAACTCTCGTAAGTACTTGTGGCGAACCTCATCCGCTGGTGTACGTTGAGCAATAGTACCCATCTCGCCCAACACGTCTATCCAATTTGGCATGTTCTTCTTTTATCAATATGAGTACAGTTGATGAGATTGTTGCTCTACAGCTTCAACTGAACTTACAGTGCTGTAGGAGTATAGAACACCACTACGTATAGCCTGGTCGTCTTGCTGAGCAAGAACGCGCATAGCATAGTGTTGTACAGATTCACCTTTATGGAGTTCCTCTGATTTAATACCTACTTTTTCGTAAAATTCTGCAGCGCCCATGATTTTGTCCCTCGTTATAGCTACATCTAGCTCAAAAACAAAACAACAAACACAAGATGTAGTGATTTACGGTCTTTAAATACACGAAAAGCCTCAAAACGAGGCTTTAAAAGAGTCTTTTTGATAAAGAACTAAACAGACTATAGCGAGTCAATTACAGATTTGACAAGTAAAAAAGGGATTAAAAGCTCATAAAAACGGCTTTTTTGGATTATTCATCATCTTTTTTGATGCACGTAACAATCCAAATATAAAAACAAAGTTTCGACAAAAAACCCGCTCGATGGCGGGTTCTTAATTCTTTGTCGACCTACGAAGCTATGGCGACGATATCAGATTTACATGAAATATATGCGTTTCAATCCAGTTTTGCAAGACTTGAGTCTAAATTTGTCGCCTTTTGTTGTGAACGTGATCGCGTAACCTGCAATAAAGCCCCGCTATCCAGTCGCAGGAAGATGCTGCGCATCTCAACCCAGCGGTCAGTAAAGGTCTCTGACCAGTTTTTTGGCGTTACGCCAACCAGCGACGCCAGCGCCTGATATTCGTACATCTCACGCCCTGCCAGCTCTGCTTTCACGTCCTGAGCCGCGAGCCAGACAAGCTTCTTCAGGCGCTCCATCGTTTTGCCGGCCACCTTCTTCGCGCCGAGCTGCTCCCGGAACTCTGCCCACGCCCATTGAGTGATTTCCACCTGATAGCACCAGCGCACGTTCTCGCTATAGTTCCATAGCAGCCACGCTTTCTGGTGTTCTTCGAGTGACATCAGTGCGCGGCGCCACGATGCGCTGGAGTATTCAACCGGCTGCACCAGGGGAATATGCGAACCCTTGGCATGCGACTGCTTGCCCGGTATTGGCGGGTTATCCAGCGTAATCATTTCCCCGGTCACTTCATCCAGCACTCGAGGCTTTTTACGTTTAAACGTTCCCGTATCGAACTGCGCGTTTTCAAGCCACGCCATCAACTGCCCTTTCGTCGCACCACTTAAATCGGCGGTGGCCACCATCAACTGCTGGCGCACGTATTCGAGAAATTGAGTATTCATACTGCACCGCCTATGGTTTTGATGTAGTTCTTCAGTATCCGGTAGTCCGTTAGCACAGAGCCGGGAAAGTGGTATAAGCGAAGCCGCTGCCAGCGAACGCGGAGGTGATCGGAAAAACAGGATTCAAATGTCATACGGCCTCCAGCCCGGTGATTGTCAGTTCCAGCTTTCCACCTTTGGTAACGGGCATCTTCACAACGCGATAATCAACGACCTGAGCATCGTCCAGCCAGAAACCTGCTTTGGTGAGTGCGTCAAAAGCGGCCTTTTGCAGATTATCCAGGTCACGGCGACGGCGATCCGGCATGTGGCACTCAATGCGGATTTTCACAGGCATAGCCAGACCGATATCCAGCATTGCGTTTTTAATGATTCGGGCGACGTTATCGCGGTATGCCTGCCCTTCTGCGCTGATGTGCGTGCGCCCGCGATTATGGCGGTAGTAGCGGTTATTGCTCGGCGGCCAGGGCAATGTGATGTTGTAAGTATTCACGCCTTGATTACCCCCTCTTTCAGCCAGATAACCTGCGTTCTCGCCATACCTTCCAGCGCGCATTCTTTAGCATACTCAGCATCGACAAAATGTGTACGGCGGTCGATCTCGTCGTGACAGGCAGAGCATGCAATGGTGGCAATCAGATCAGGCGGTTTGATTCCGGTGCCACATAACCCGGCCAGGCGAATGTGCGCCAGTACAGACGTTTCCGGGTTACCGTTGCAGACGCCGGGAATTCGAACCTGACAATCACGACCACGAGCCTCTTTGCGTAAATTTGCCATGCTCACCCCCACGCCTTGCTTTGCCATACCCGGCTCGGGCGAGGCGCGTTATCGCCTTCCGGCAATTGCGCGCTGACGGTCCAGGTGATGTTGTCGCGATTCAGGCTGCGCTCTGTCTTTACACCGCGCGCCCGGTATTTCTCCACCAGCTCGTCGGCCTGTTCGGTGGTGCATTCGTGATGGTGGAACCAGGAAAATTTCATCGCCATCACCCCGCAAAGCTCATCAGCTGGGCGGCGGCGTTTTCTGCCTCTTCACAACTGCGAAATGATCGGGAGAGTATCCATCGCCACAGAACATCGAGCGCGGCTTTGTACAGCTGCTGGAACTCAGTTTCATCCATATTTGCGAATGAGATACTGCGGGGATGTTTGCGGAGGGTGCCGTCAGGCAGCTGAATGGCGTCGTAATGGCCGGACTCAATAGTGACCCATGCACGATATGCATCGAATGACTTACAGGCGCAGATGCTACCAGTACGCTTATCGGCGATGCGGTCCAGATATTGCTCAGCAGCATCCAGGAGTGCTGCTTCACTTCCCGCGAATGAGGCAAGGAACTTGGCATAGCCGGTTACCAGCTTGCGTTCGTTGGAGGAGATTGCCCCGCCGGTGGGTTCCCAGTATTCGAAACCGAGATTGAGTAACGCGAAGAAACGACGGTGAAAGGCCGGGTTGCGTACCTGCCGGAACTCAGCCACCAGTACGGAGCCGAGTTTGATTTTTGATTGCAGTAAATCACTGGTCTCCGGCGTAGCGGGGATCAGGATTCCTGAGGAATGCTTGATGAGTTGTAGTTCGTGCGCCATGGTTTCTCTCCGTGGCGCAGTAGGTTACGGTTGTTCAGACCGTTGATTTCATATTATCAGAAGGTGGGGTTACCCGGTAGCCGAGACGGTGAATAAACTGCATAAAACCATTAGGAGTAAAGACCTCTTCATCATCCAGCAAAGGCCGCATAGAAACCATGCCATTGACGCGATAAATTAGATGCCTGCCCGATGAAGGAAAGCTAAACACCACGCAGCCGTCAGACCTTCTTACAATGTCATACCAGTTGTCTTCTGACGTTTGCAAAGCTGAATCACTCACATTTATGTTCTCCCTTCGAGCGACTAACAGACGCGATTAAAGATTGTCGGCAGCAGCATCAGAGGGTTACGCAAATTGCGGTATTCTGAAAAATGCGCGCCAGCCTTAAGCGCAATTCTAATAAAACCAGTCGTCAGCGCTTTCCCAGGTATCCTGGAGGATTGATTCAATTTTCTTTTTATCGTCCTTGTCACCACCAAAAACACTTAACCCATCGGCCCCGGCACGGCGGATTGTGAGCCTGCAATTGTCATAGTGATCATTCAGGCGCTTAAGCAGTTCTTTCTCCAGTGCTGGTACTGCGCCTTTAGGAAGTTCTTTCATGCGATCAATGGTTAATTCAACTTTCATAATGGCCCCCATTGCATTTACTGTGTTTTTATACAGTATACCTATGCGCGGAAATGATCAACGCTTTAAGAGCACAAATTGTTAATTTTCTGTCAGTAGTAAAAAAAGAAAACCCGCCGTAGCGGGTTGAATTAGCGATGTTTTATTACGCCGCTATTTGTTTCTGCTGACAAAGCTCCTGTAGGTTAGCCCTAACCAGCGCCTCAGCGAGCTGATGATTGGACAGCATTAACGCAATGGGTAATAGAAACCACAGAATGCACGAAATGGCGGTGGTATTCGCCATCTGTGACAGGTTGAATATTGCTCGAATTGTATTGTTTGCACTTTAACGTTTCTGTTGTAGTGCCGGATGCATGCCACCGTATGTTCAGGACGATGGCATGCATATTATGGATTACGATTTATCCATTCCCAGGGGATTAGGGTGAATTCCACTTACATGCCAGAACGCATGCTCTCTATTCAACTGATTTCCCTTTGGTATCAGGAAGCCATACGTCCCAGATTTAAAAGTGGCATGAGCGCAGATTAGACTTTCTCCTTCAAAGCTATACTCAGTCCCTTCAGGGATTAGAGAGTCAGTCTTGATCAGGTGAACAATTCCGTTGATAGGGATCATGTAATGGTGCATTTTAGGCTCCTCGTGTTGTGAAGAGCCTAATTATATCAGGTTTGAATCTACGTCATTGAAGTAGCAGGATTTGTTACACCATGTTCTGAAACTCGGACATTAAGCTGCGATCTCTTTCTGCTGACAAAGCTCCGGTAAATTAGCCCTCACCAGTGCCTCGGCGAATGGCGGCGGAACTGCGTTGCCACAACGCGCAACCTGCTTGTCCTTCGCGTACTTCTGCCCCCGATAGTCCTGATCGATGATGTACCACTCCGGGAAGCCCTGCCAGTTTGGCGTTGTTCAACCCTGGGTTGTTGCGCAGGGCTGCCAGCACCTGCTCACGGATTGTTATGTTCATGTCACACCATCCCGTTCGACTTGTTGCGGTTGTACTTGGCCAGCAGCAGCTGGATCGGCGTCGGCCCTTGCTCGGCAGCTGGTGCGGCAATAGCCCGGCGTACCGGCGGCACTAGCTTACCCTCGGTGACGCGCCTTTCCCACATGTCCAGCAGATCGCCTGCCTCGCGTGCCAGTTCACCATGCGTTAACTGGCGCTCGGTGCTGCGGTGGCGCAATTCTACGCAAATGTGGTACATGACCGGCTGCGACCATGGAAATTGCTCGCTGGAGATGAATTCGAACGAGCGGTTACGCCAGTCCCAGTATTCGGCGATCACCTGGTCAACGTTGACGCCCAGCGCGCCGCTGCTCTGCTTGCACCAGGCGACGAACTGGCCCGGCGACGGCAGGAATGGGCGCTCCTGGCGGCGGGCAATGCGCATGCCGGCATCGACCTGAGCCATGGTGTGGATCCCGTTCTCCTGAAACGCCAGCAGCCACTGACGGCGGAATTCGTTCAGGTCTTCCTGGGTGCGGAAGTTCGCCATGCTGGCCGGGAACGCGGCGCGCAGCTCGTTGAACAGCTTGTTGAATACCTGCGCCACCTGCTCGACCGGCGCGCACTCCTGGTACTGCTCTGGCAGGTTATGGGCCATGCGGCTCATCTGCTCGCGGTCGTGGTTACGCATCTGCTCTGCAAGAGATTTCATCGGATCACCCCATAGGCCCAGTCAGTGTTGTTGAAGTCCAGATCTGGCTTGACAGCGCGCTGCTCACCTCCGGCGTTACGCTGCATTGTCAGCTTGTCCCACTGCTTACGCAGGCTTTCGGGACTCAGGATGTTGGTCTGCCAGAAGTGGTGTTTGCTAGCCCAGTCATACAGCGCGCAGATGTCCTGGTGCGACCGGTTGTCTATCTGGCGCATCAGGCGAACAGTGTTAGACCAGGAGGTCATGTCCGGGGCTTTGCAGGTTGGGTTAATCAGCTTCACCCTGGAGGAAATCCACTTAGCTGTCTCGAGGTCTTCAGCAGAGCCCCACTTCGCACCGGATGGTGTGTAGACCGCAGCTTCAGGATGAGTTGATAAAAATTTCTTCAGACGTGCGTCAGAGGATTCGTCAGAATTCTCGGACGAAGATCTTTTAATACTGTTCTTGTTCTTGTATTGGGTGTCTACCGTTTTCGGGAAAGTTATTCCTGATTTCGGGAAGGATTTTCCCGTTTTCGGGAATTTTCTTCCCGTTTCCGGTTTGTCTAAAATCCATGCTGAAAGGTCAGTGTTTACACCGACGATTTTCATCATGCCCTGCTTCTGTGAAAAGATGATTTTGCGTTCTGCGAGAGACTTAAGCGCGTCCGATACATGCGTATCGCTCAGGCCCGTAAGCTCGGCAATAACCGTATTTGTCACGCGGTCCTGTTTCTTGTTCCAGCCGTAGGTAAGCCAGATCACCGCCTCAAAACATTGCCATTCCCGGCCTGACAGTCTCAGGCGAGGCTTAAGCTGTTGGATCTCGTTAGCGACCTTGGTATACCCGTTCGACAGGTCGGCCATACGACCTCCCGGTTGTTCGGTTTTATTTGGGAAATTGATTATTTCAGCGGTGTTTGACATACTGTTCTCCGCAATTACGCACTGTTTTTGCACCTGAAAGCCGTTGGTGTTCGAGCACCGCGGCTTTCGCCATTTTTGAACCGGTCATATAGCCCCCAGCATAATCTGCACCATTTCCATCAACGGACCGGTTAACCCAGGGTCAACGCGATACATCTCCACGATCCCCTCGCTCAACTCTTTCAGCTTCTGATGACGTGGCGCATCCATTGCGACAGCAATCTTCGCTTCGCTGGTTTCCTTCTCCAGCCTTGCCAGACGAGCCATTACGTTGTCTTCTGGTAGCAGACGATTGCGGTATTCAATCGGCAGGACAGCGAGGATTGCCGGAGTCAACTGGCGAACGTTTTCGCGGTACCGTTCGCTGTTGAAATGGTTATCCAGAAAGCGGAAAAGCTTCTGACGCTGTCGGCTGAGGTCATCAGGGAAAGTGATCTCGTCTCCCCCTTGAGCCTGGTACTCTTCGATGATCAGAGCAGAAACGACATCCTGACCATCTACACCCGCCCACGCACGAACGGCATCGCGGATCTGGTCATGTTTATCTACCGAGACAGGTTGATTGCGATTTATCATCGCAGCCGTTTGATATCCGCTATTTTGATGAAGTGATAGTGACTGCATGGTTATGCCCTCGCTTCCTGAGCCGGTAATCCATCCGTAGGGTTGAGGTACAAATCAGGGCGTAACTCATGTGGAGTTACACCTGTAGCATTGAAAATAGGAATGACACGGTTAGCCGGTACGAATCCATTGTCACGGTGACGCCAGTGACTGACCGTCATTGGGGATACATTGAGCTTTTCTGCTAAACGGGTTGCACCCCCTACGATGCATATTGCTTTATCAAGTGCTTTCATATTTGGCTCCAAGTAATAACGAACCAAATTAAACATTATGTTTATGTTCAAGTCAACATTATGAATGTTGAGGCGATAAACTTTTAGTTTAGAATCTTGATATATGAGAAAAAACACACACCAAACAGATAACCCGCAGGTTCGGCGGTTAAATGAAATCATCGAGAAGAAGCGCATATCCAAAGCGGATATAGCGAGAATCTGTGGTGTGAGCGCACAATCAGTCAACAACTGGTTTGTCAGAGGAGCGATAGGAAAAAGCTCAGCAATAAAACTTGCCGATGCGCTAGGCGTAAGTCTTGAGTGGGTTCTAGGTCAGGACGTGGATGCTAAGGACGGTTTGAGACACGACGAACGGAGACTGTTGGAACTCTATAATCAACTCCCAAACGAAGAAGAACAACAGAACATGTTGCGGATCGTATCTCTACGGTTGAAAGAACTCGATGAACTGTACGCCAAGTACATGGGACGGCGGATTAAGGGGGATGGTGAGTAGCACGGTAGTTAAAAGCTACTTACCCCTCAGATGTTTCTGTACCAATGGGATACATCTTAACGATATGCAAAATTCACTTACCAGTTAATTATCATTATATTGAGAGCTGAGATGGGCGAACAGGTTGAAGAAGAAAAAAGTCAGGAAAGTGTCAATACAACAGCATTGACGCTATCAATATCAAGACAAGAATTTCGAGATTATTTTCAACGCCTCGAAGAAAAACATGGCGAGATGGCCTGTCCGCTTTGTAAGCATACGCTTTGGGGAGTTCCTCCACGAGAAGATAGTCAAGACTATCCTGCAATAATTACCCTTCCTCTACCTCATTCAGCTGGCCGAGGTATATGGGCATTCCCTGTTATATGTGTAGAATGTGGTTTCATTGCCACATTTGCTGCTAACCGAGTATCACTAAAGGTTCGAGAGGGATAACAGTGGCTGCAGTTTGCTTAGATCATCAATCAAGCTCAATTATTTCGATTGATCGGGTTGAAGTATTTGAGACCTTCCCAAAAATCGAAAATCATGTTGGCGATATTCCTTACACACTTGATGAATCCAGGATATTGTTGCTAAGGAACAGTGTTTCACATCCTGATAGCTGTGTTGGGCTGAAAGCATTTTCTGTCGCGCTAATAGTGATGCTAGGTGTTATAGTGTGGTTAACAGGAGGTAAGGTTATGTACTATATCCCTCTTTACGCAGCACTCATACCAGTAGCTTATTGGTTAGTTAAGATTGGATTTGCGTATTATGTAGTCAAAACACAAAAGTTACATGTTGACTCGAAATCGTTCTCGGGAAAAAATCATGGCTAACGATAACGTTAAAAATGTAGCTAAAAATGGACTACCTTTTCTAATTGTCTCCCTCATATGTGGTTATGCTACAGATGCTATTCCTATCTTCTTTCCTGACGGTGAGTTTCGTGATTGGGCCTACAGATCTGTTCCTTTTCTGTCTTTGATTCTTCTTTTTGTAATCAAAACGTTAAAGGATTTTGGTGGAATGTCATTTACAGGTCTGTTATTTACAATATGCTCAAGCCGAGAAAAGAAAAGGCTAAAGATCATTATGGATGACAATCACGCTAGTGATGCGACCATGCAAGCAGCAAAAAAACGTTATGACGAAATATTACAAAAAGAACTCGAGTTAAGCTCAAGGTTGCTGACCTACATTTCTCAGTGGTCGATCTTTAAGAAAGCACCGACCCCCCCATCATCTGTTGAATAAAGCAATAACCCAGTTACCGAACTGGGTTTTTTATTGCCCTTTTCTCACCATAGCAGCCGCATCCCGCAATACCCACTTGTGAATGACGTTTCCCACTACCCTGCGCTTAGCCTCTAGACTATCCACAATCGCATCGCGGCTGATCACAATCCCGTTAGCTATCAGACTGACAACTGCGCCACCAATCTCCCCCGCAATAAACGCTGCGCGGTCTTCTTCCAGTTCGTCACGATCCATAACTCACCCTCATCGATTTTTTTATAACCACAAAATAGACCACAAAACATACTACTCGTGCCAACGAGCGCAACCAACTAAACTTTTTGTTTATATAAAAACACTCATTATGTTGACACGTAAATAAACATTGTGTTTAATTACTCCATCAACACAACCACCAAAGCAGGACGCCCACGAAGAAGCTGTCCGGGGCATACGAAGACCGGAATGAGGTGGTGAGATTAACGCGCAGTAGGTTTGAAACGTTCCGCCAGCCTGGCGACAAGGGCAAAGCACAGAGTGAGCTTCGCGGTGGTGAATTGCAGAGTTAAAACGCTCAACCGTGAAGATCAGCGCCGCGGCACCACCAGCGAAGTTCACTCAGAAAAACTGGAGAACATCATGGTTCATCAGCACTACGGTACACAGGCAGTAAACCGCGGCGCAGTTCAGCCGGGGATGCTCGTCAAACACAAAGACTCAACCTGGACGGCATCAGCTAACGCTCGCGGACGTTTGTATCTGCATCGCGGCGTAGAAATGACTTACACCAAGGATTTGCTGGTTGAAGTTTATCTGAACGGTCTGGGGCATGGACTCAGCCACTAGCGGAGGATGTCATGTTAGACAAGAAATGCGGATATTGCGGCAAGCCGGTTAAAACGGAGGAAGTAATCAAGAGCACCCTTCTCTATCGCAACGGCTCACAGCTGGCGCGCAAAGAAAAAGAGTATTGCTCCAAACGTTGCGCTTCGCACGACCAGATGGCTCACGAAGGCTAACGTAAAACCCGCGCAAGGCGGGATCTACGTCCGGTGGTACCGACCAAAGTTACACCGGAAACAACATTAAAACCAAAGTTAACCCAATGGGCGCTATCAATGGTCCGGGGATTCTAACACCCAAAAATGAGGATCTCACATGGAATTCTTTAATGTGGTTAAAGCCACTCAGAAATCCGGAAAGCAAGATGCAGTGGTCTGGTTCACTGCTAAAACCGAGGCTCGCGCCAATCTGATGCTGGATGTTGCGCTGGAAGATGCAGGTATCGAAACAGGTCGGGGTAAGGACTACGCCAAACCGATTCGCACTGATTTCCCAGTTGTCGACGGCCTGCCGAAAGAAGGTGAAGTTGATTTTACCTGGTGTGATCGCTACGAGCTTCAGGACGATGGGCGCACCTGGCTGCCAAAAGCCGCTGGTGTGTCTACTGGTTCCGTTGACGCCCCCTACACACCTACTCCGACCGTAATCGTTGAAGATGCGACTGCGTCCGAAATTGTCCCGGTTGAAAACCGTACTCCAGCGGTCCGCTTTGCCGTCCATCTGATGAACGATAAATACCAAACCCACGTCACTAAAGAGCAGCAGTTGGCTGCCAGCGAAATGTCACTGGATGAAGGCAATACATATCTCCATAGCCTGCTTGTGGCAAGGAACGATGTGCCCGCGACCGCCAAACTCAGCCTGAATGCTGAGTGGAAAATGATTCGGGCGGTTAAGGACATTTTCACACCAGACGAAGAGCACGAACCAAGATTGATCGCTGCATTCATGTCTGACTGGGTGAACACCGATGCCGGTGACCGCAATCAACTGGTAGAAGACTGGCGCAGTGGTAAGTTGCAGTTGCTCAAAACTGAAACCAGCAACGCTGCTGACGTTACAACGGGTCAAGATCTCACTGTTGAGGACGGTATCCAGACCGACGAGAACGGCCGGGCAGAAGGTGGCGTCGTTGATGGTGAAGTCGATACCGAAGAGCAATCCCAGCAGACACAGCAACCGAACCTGATCGTTGTTGCCACCCTGCCATTCCGCCAGCGCGTACTGGCTCAGTTCATCGGTGATGGTGAATATCTCTATCACATCGACGCAGGGCAGAAAAATGAGATTGTCCGCCTTGAGATGGACACCGATGACGCGTACGTCCAGAACCTGCTGCTGGCAGCTGAGAATGTGGAAGCATTCAAAAAAGCCATTGAGCACGATATTCATAAAGTCGTGAATGCCGTTAAGAAAGTCTTCCCTGTCGATGGAAAAATCCCTGAACTCGCAACCTTAATCCAGTTTTTGAAATTGTGGTTCGCTACAGATCACATCGACCGCGGTATCCTCGTTCGCGAATGGGCCGCCGGTAATCGCATCAGTAGTGTGCAGCGTACTGATTCCGGCACTAATGCCGACGGCGGTTACGTCACTGACCGTGGACCTGACGCACACCACACACTGGACACTCTCGATTTAGAGATTGCGTGTGCCCTTCTGCCTATGGACTTCAACCACTTCGAGATCCCGGGCAGCATTCTTCGTCGCGCTAAAGAAATCGTGACCAAAAAAGAAGAACCATGGAAATCATGGAGCAACATCCTGCGCAATCAGCCAGGCGTTCTTGGCGTTAACCGCACGGCTATTTTTAACCTGGTACGTATCGCGCCGGAAAATATTCATCTAACCCCTGTCGCTCACCTGGAATTTGTTAACCAGACCATGACTGCTGAATTCAACTCTGCGGTTGAGTTATTGCCGTTGCATGAAGCTGAAGTAGCAACTCAGGAAATTCACCAACCTGAAAGTAAGGAGTCTCCGCGCAAATCCTTCTGCACTCACGAAGAGAACCTGCAACGCGTGCGTGAAGAAGGAGCACGCCGCCGCGCAGAGGAAGCTGCGGCACAACCGCAGAAAGTCGAACAAGAACTGGTTAAAAATGTCGGCAACGGAATATTCGACGTTACGGCTTTGCTGCAGAACTCAGCTACTCATGGCACGAAAAAGGCTACGGAGACCACCAGCAATGTGCAGGTTCAAGAAACTGTCAGTGATGAAAAACAGGCTGGTACTGAAGTGCAGTCAGGCAAAAGCAGTATGGAAACTGGTGAAGAATCAGATACCAGCCAGCAAGCCGATGTAAACCAGAATACGGATTCTGTCGCCCAAAATAGCGATTCTGTAAACCAGACTGAACCAGTTTTGGCACAAACCGAGCCAGATGCCCAATCTGACGAACCAGCTGTTGTTTACCCCGCTTACTTCGAGCCAGGTCGCTATGAAGGTCTGCCGAACGAGGTTTATCACGCAGCGAACGGGATCAGCAGCACGCAGGTAAAAGATGCCCGCGTTAGCCTGATGTACTTCAACGCGCGCCACGTTGCCAAAACGATCACCAAAGAGCGTTCTCCGGTGCTGGACATGGGTAACCTGGTTCATGCACTGGCGTTGCAGCCAGAGCAGCTCGATGAGGAATTCAGCGTTGAACCGGTAATTCCGGAAGGCGCATTCACCACGACGGCAACGATCCGCGCGTTTATCGATGATTACAACGCAGGTCTGCAAGCGCTGCTGAGTGCAGATGAGATCAAAGCCTTGCTCGAAGAATACAACGCCACTCTGCCAGCACAGGTGCCGCTGGGTGGTTCAGTCGAGGAAACTGGTCAGAGCTATATGTCGCTTCCTGAAGAGTATCAGCGTATCGAAGCGGACCAGAAGCAGACCGCAGCGGCGATGAAAGCCTGCATCAAGGAATACAACGCCACTCTGCCAGCACAGGTGAAAACCAGCGGTAGCCGTGATGCGTTACTCGAGCAGCTGGCAATCATCAATCCTGACCTGGTGGCCCAGGAAGCGCAGAAGCCGCAACCGCTGAAAGTGTCCGGTACCAAATCAGACCTGATACAGGCCGTGAAGTCTGTTAATCCGGACGCCGTCTTCGCCGACGAATTGCTGGATGCCTGGCGTGAGAATCCGCAAGGAAAAGTTCTGGTCACCCGCCAGCAACTGTGCACCGCACTGGCCATTCAGAAAGCCCTGCTCCAGCACCCAACCGCCGGGATGCTACTCCAGCACCCGAGCCGCGCCGTGGAGGTCAGCTACTTTGGTTTTGACGACGAAACTGGGCTTGAAGTCCGCGTTCGTCCAGACCTTGAGATCGATCTGGACGGAGTGCGCATCGGTGCCGACCTGAAAACCATCAGCATGTGGAACATTAAGCAGGAAGGCCTGCGCGCCAAACTGCACCGCGAAATCATCGACCGTGACTACCACCTGAGCGCGGCTATGTATTGCGAGACCGCAGCACTGGATCAGTTCTTCTGGATTTTCGTCAACAAAGACGAGAACTACCACTGGATCGCCATCATTGAGGCATCAACCGAACTGCTGGAACTGGGCATGCTCGAGTACCGCAAGGCGATGCGCGCTATCGCTACCGGTTTTGACACTGGCGAGTGGCCAGCGCCGATCACCGCAGACTACACCGACGAACTGAACGACTTCGACCTGCGCCGCCTTGAAGCGCTGCGTACTCAGGCATAAGGGGAAAAGAACATGTCTACTGCAATTACTACCAACGAAAACAAGACGCAAATGATCGATAACATCTCAATTTTGACTAATGGGGAACTTTTCGACCGCCTACGCACCTTGTCGACAGTGATGGCAAATAGTGGCGCTTTTGTACCTGACCACTTCCGCGGAAAACCAGATGCCTGCATGGCTGTGGTCATGCAGGCCGCACGATGGGGTATGGACCCCTTTGCCGTAGCTCAGAAGACCCACATCGTCGGTAATAGCGGAGTGTTGGGTTACGAAGCTCAACTGGTTAATGCGGTTGTTACCAACATGTCGCCTACAAAAGATCGCCTTCATTACGATTGGTTTGGCCCATGGGAAAACATCATTGGTCGATTTGTAGAGAGAACCAGTTCTAAAGGCAATAAGTACATCGCGCCCGGTTGGGATTTAAAGGATGAGGCCGGTGTAGGAATTCGTGTGTGGGCAACGATGAAAGGCGAGGATGAGCCACGCGAACTGGTACTCATGCTTTCTCAGGCTCAGGTTCGTAATTCGACACTATGGGCAAGTGATCCGCGTCAGCAGCTCGCTTATCTCGCGGTAAAGCGCTGGGCTCGCTTGTACTGCCCTGATGTGATTCTTGGTGTTTACAGTGCCGATGAAGTCGAAGAACGAGAAGAAAAAGTTATTAACCCTGGCTCAGCCCAACGAATGAGCGTTGCTGAAATCGCAGGTGACACCGTCACAACTACGCAAAGCGCACACGAATCGTCGGTAAATATCGACGCTCTTGCCGATGATTTCCGCGAGCGCATCGAGGCAGCACAGGATGTTGATAGCGCCAAAGCACTGCGTGCTGATATCGAAAGCGCGAAGGCCACGCTCGGATCTGCCCTGTTCACCGAGCTGAAGAATAAGGCAGTGAAGCGCTACTACCTGGTTGATTCACGTAACAAGGTTGAAGCCGCGATAAACTCCCTGCCGTCTCCGGATGATCCGGATGCAGCTGAACGGTTTGGGGAAGTTGAGCGAGTTCTTGCAACGGCGAAACGTCATCTGGGCGACGAACTGCACGATCAGTTCAGCATCACCTTGGCGGATATGAAACCGGAATACGTGGCCTAAGGGAGGCGGGAGGGCGAACCCTCCCGGTAACGAGATGAGTAAATCTTTAAACGCACGCTGCATCCGCCGCTGGGAAATTGAGTTCAAAGGACGTTGCGATTCGAAAGTAAGTCCTTGGTGGCGCAAACACCACCTTCGCGGTTACATCCGGGAATGCGCCCTGACAACTGCCGACTGCATGGTTGAGCGTATGGCTGAGGACAACGCTCTGGTTGATTTTCAAGGTAATGGTCGCGGCTGGTCACCGGAGTTCTCTGCTTGGTACCACGAACGCCGAGAACAGTATCTCAAAGAGGCGCGCGACTATCTAAACGAAGACGCCACCAATGACGAGATCGACGAGGAAATTCAGAACGAGCTGGAGGCCTGGAATGACTGAGCTGAATTATAACCCGGCAGACCCCGACAAAATGAAACTCCCGAAGGGTAAGACTTGCGGCGACTGCGCCCATATCCGCCGCTGTAAGACAATTTTCGGGCATACCGAAACTGATACATATTGCGATTGGTCGCCGTCTCGAGCAATTTTCCGTCAATCATCCAACCCAGATGGCGGTGAAGCATGAAACTGATTAACCGCGGCAATCAGCAATCCCCGATAGCGCGTCAGGCATGCGACATCGCGCTGGCCACTCATCACGAACGCTACGGCGACTACGGACGCAGCAAGATGAAGGAAACGTACACGGTGAGAGTTGAAGGTGTGAAGGTCTGGGTGGAGGTAGTGAACCGCAAGGCGAGCTACGTGGCCACGGCGATGACAGGCATGCGCCGTCTCCGCTCCCTGCCCGGGCAGGTTGGTTGAAAAAGATTTTGAATGGCCCGAACGGGCAACTGGAGAGAGCTATGGATGATATTTTGGTAACGTCAGACCTGACCAGTCGCTACAAAATTTCACGCAAAACCCTTTGGTCATGGCAAAGTGCAGACACAATGCCTCGGGGCTTCGTATGCCCGTTCCCACCCCCTGACTGGCCCGGCAACCCTAACCGCTGGCGCTCTGAGTCAATCAAAGAGTGGGAGGATAAAAAGAAGATAAATTAACTGAAGGGCTCTCCGATGATCTCTTCAAGATGGCTCTGCCAAACGCGGAGCCAGTGTTTCTGATCATCGATATAGTCATGAAGGTTGTAATGCGCCATAACCCCCACCATCTGATGCCCGAGCAGCTTTTCAATTACGTGCGGCGGGCAACCTAACTCAGAGAGATTTGTGGCTATCGTCCGCCTCATATCATGAAGCGACCACTCTGCCATACCTGTTCCATTCCAAATAGAACGGGCGTAATTGGATGCCACAGGTGAATGAACGGGCGAATCTTTGATCCCGCCATCAATTTTACGTTGTGAAGTCACCAGGTGATTGGTGTTTATTTTCTTGAGGTGATTTCTGACCAGGTTAACGGCGGCGTCTGAGAGTCCCCTTCTAATATGTACCCGAGTTTTATAACTGCCCGCAGGCACGACCCACTCATTATCATCCAATCGAAACCATGATCTCTCACTAAGTCGAATCTCAGCCGTACGGCATCCGGTAAGCATAATAAATTTCACCAGGAAAACGGACTCTATCGACATATGGCTTTTCAACCACTGATAGATTTTGCGCAGATCGTCATCGTCCATCCTGCGAGTTCTCTTTTTAGGCTTTTGCCCGACATCAGATGGCAGTAATCCCTCGAGTGGGTTTGAGGCGATCACACTTCTGTTAACGCAGAACCTAAACGCCCGTTTGCACAGCGAAAGCATGTAATGAGCCATCACCCTGCTTTCTATAGAATCGAAGACGTTGATCCAGTGCATTTTCGCTGTGTTATCGACTTTGACATTCTTCATCGGTTCGGCGATATGTTTCTCAAACACCTGGCGATAGTAATCGACTTTAACTAGCCCGTTAGCGATACAGTGCCTTTCAATCCAGTAATTGAACGCTTCGGCAACGGACATCGCTTCCTGTCGGGTCTGCTTATCCAGCTTCACCTGCTCTCGCGGATCCAGTCCCTCAGTTAACCAGTTTCTGAATTGTTGGCGACGCTCTCTTGCCTGGGTGATACTCATTGCAGGATAATCACCAACATTGAGTTTTACCGCTTTACCGGCCCAGCGATACCGATAGAAAAATGATATTTTTCCGGCCTGGCTGATTCTGGCGTTGAGCCCGTGCGAATCAGAAATAATCTCGATATCATCTCTTTTCTTGCCGAGCGCCTTCCTGAGCTTTGTGTCGGTGATCAT